TGCGAAGACAGCGCCGCCATCAGCGAGCGCCTGCGCGAATTGCAGGCCGAGCGCATGGCCGCCGTCGCGGGCTGCTCTTGCCCCCAACGCAGCGTGAGCGGCGAGGTCTTGCACCGCGCCGGCTGCGCCATGCAGCCGCCGATCGACGCGGCGAATGCGCTCGCCGTCGCCATGGAGCGGCTGCGGGCGCGCCACCAGCGCCGGCCGATGACCCCCGACGAGATCATCAAACGACGAATCCCCTGGCTTGGTCGCTGGGGTAGCGGCGACTTCCACACATCCCCCTCTGGTGGGGCCGGGAGCCGCCTTGACGTGGGCAGGCTGCCCGACGCCGCCGGGTCGACCAACCCGGCCTCACTGGAGGGACTGAAATGAGTGATCCGACGACATCGGTAGAAACTGGCGTTGAAACCACTGCTCGGCGGCGGCGCCCGCATATCCCGACCCCGCAGGAAATGCTCGCCAGCTTCCGCAGACAACATCCCGACGCCGACGCCGTGGAGCTTCGCAGAATTGCTCAGCAACACATTGCCGAGCGCGCCGAGTTCGAGGACATCGCCACCAAGAACTTTGCGATGTGGTGCATCGAGGGGCACCTGGCGCGCGCCATCAAGGACGAACCGTCGCCGGAAGAAGCGGCGGCGAAAGCCGCCGAGCGCAATGCGCAAAAGGAACAACTCGCCGCAGCGATTGCCCGTGCCGATGCCGAGCGAATCGATGCGATCGTGACGATCCGCTTGCTCGAATACGAAACCCCTTATGGCAAGAAGCTCGGCGATTGTACCGGCGCCGAATGCGAGCGGTTGAGCCGTCGCTATGGTTCGTTCTTCGCCGAACTCAGCAAGCGCATCACCCGATCGGAGATGGTGCGGGCGCACCTGACCGAGAGCGAGCTTCAGGCTATCGCCACAACCCATCGGCTCATCGGCGAGAAGGCGACAAGATAAATGCCACTCAAAGATAAGGCTGCCCGATCCGAATATAATAAACAATACCGAGCCAGAAACGCCGAAAAATTGCAAGAAAACATGCGCCTTTGGTATGCCGCCAATCAAGAATGGGTGCGCGAGTATCGCAGAAGACCTGAAGTGCGCGACCGTATACGGGAACGGGACCGAAAGCGCGGCCCGGCCCAACGCGCAACCCCTGGGGCAAAAGAGAAGTCAAGGGAGCGAACCGCGGCATATCGAGCACGCCATCGCGAGCGAGCGCGGATGCATGCCTGGGCATTAAAACAAACGGCGCGGTACAAGGAACAACAACAACAATATAGATTGGAACGCCAGGCGGCGGCCAGCTTCTTACGTTCCATAAGATGCTTCCCGCGCGGGCCGAGGGGCACGTGGAGTATGCGAGTCACCGCAGCCGCGGCCTACGTCCGCCAAGCCGGGTTGCTGCCGCCGCCATGATCCGCGATCCGATCACCGGCAGAATAATAGCTGGCCCCGCGGTCGACTTCACCGGGCGTAGATTTGGCATGCGCGTCGTTATCGGGCGCGGGAAGCCGACGAAGAACGGCGCCATCATCTGGCGCCTCCGCTGTGATTGCGGCGCTGAAAGTGATGCTACCCAAAGCCGTTTGTTAAAAGGCAAATGCCGCGCATGTATCGCCTGCCACAATCGTATCGTTGATCGGACACCAACGTCGCCGCCCGCAAAACGGTTTGAGGGAAAGTATTCGCCCGAGCCTAACAGTGGGTGCTGGCTTTGGCTGGGTGCCGCGCGGAAGCATGGATACGGCGAACTTCGCCTTCCAGACAATACGACGGTTCTCGCGCACCGCCTCGCCTATGATTTGTATCGTGGGCCAATTCCCGAGGGCATGTGTGTCTGCCATCGCTGCGATAACCCGGCTTGTGTAAACCCAGACCATCTTTTCATTGGGACGCGCGCCGAGAACATGGCGGATTGCATCCGCAAGGGCCGCGCTAGAAACAAGTATTCCCCTAAGAGACTAACGCCATGGTGATAGCCGGCTGCGATCCTGGCGCAGATGGCGCAGTGGCGTTTCTCGATGCGGAAACCTGCCGGGTCATAGCGATTGTAGAAATGCCCATGTCGGCCGGCGAATTGCGCGTCCGCGAACTCGCCAGCGACCTCCTGCTCGCCCTCGACGAGCGCCGCTGCGGCCATGTCTGGATCGAGCGCCAGGCGCCATGGGCCGGCGGCGACAGACGCATCGGGGCAAGCAGCGCATTCGCGCTCGGCCAGCGCTACATGGCCGTGAAAGCCATCGCCGCCTGCCACGGCTGGCCAGTCGAAATCGTCAGCGCCGCCAAATGGAAGGCCCACTACCGCATCGCGGCGGCGAAAGCGCTGGCGTTGCATACCGCCGGGCAACTCATGCCGCTCGACGCCGGCCTGTGGACCGCGCGCCGCGGCTACTGCACCAGGGCGCGGGCGATCGGGCGGGCGGAAGCGGCGCTGATCGGGCTGTACGGAATCCGCTCGTTCAACGCCATCGCTCCGGTGGCCGCATGAATGATGATTGGACTGCAGGCTATCGCCGCGCCCTGGTCGATCTCGACCGAATGGCACGCAACCGCGGCATCGATCTCTCGCCGGCCCTCCTCACGCTGTTGGCCGATCTCGACGGTGACGCTCTCGTCATCGAGCGCGAGCAGGACAACCGCGTCCGCCGCCGCCGCCTCAGCGTGGTGCGCGAAGCGACCCTCTTCGACGAGCCGCCGCCATGAGCGAGCCGGTGCGCGAGGTCCGCGAGATCACGTCCATCGCCGATTGGCTCACCTGGCGGCAGTCCGATGTCACCGCCAGCCGGGTCGCGTGCCTGTTCGACGCCCATCCGTACATGACCCGCGACAACCTCGCCGAAGTCCTGCGCGGCACCACCGGCAGCGGCGGCAGCACCAATCCGCCCGATAATGCTGCGATGCGCCGAGGCCGCATCTGGGAGCCAGCCTGCGCCGCCGCCATCGCCGAGGAGCGCCCAGAATGGCGCCTCACCAAAGCAACCGCCTACCACCGGCTGCCGGCGCTGAGGCTCGGCTGTACGCCAGACTATTTCGTAGACGACGACGGCTTGGTGCAGATCAAGACGTGCTCTCCCCGCGCCTGGGAAGCCTGGCACGGCCGACCGCCGCTGGCCTACACAATCCAGACCCTAACCGAATTGCTCGTCACCGGCCGCGCCTGGGGCTGCCTTGCCGTCATGGTCATGAGTCAGTCCTACCCGGTCCACTATTTCGCAGTCCCGCGGCACCCAGCCGCCGAAGCCCGCATCCTCAATGCCGTCGCCGAGTGGTGGCGCGCGTGGGACGGCGGCGAGATCGCGCACGCCGCGCCCAGCACCGAGATAGCCGCCGATCTCGACGACGGTTCATTTGTCGATCTTTCAAAAGATAACGCCTTGCCGGCGATGCTCGACGAGCGCGCTGCGCTGAAGGCGACGACCAGCGATGCCGAGCGACGGCTGAAAGAACTCGACTACGAAATCAAAAACCGGATGGGCCGCGCCAGCCGCGGCTGGCTACCTGGGTGGAACATCTCGTTCGCCACCCAACACCGCAAGGAAGTGCTGTTGCCAGCACGCGATATCCGTGTCCTGCGCGTCCGCGCCACAAAGGAACAGGAGGCAACCGACGATGCCGCAGAATGAAGTGACGACACTGCCGCGTGCGGCGATGCCGGCTCACACGACGCAGTTCAGTCCCGATCAGGTCGAGTTGATCAAGCGCACCATCTGCAAGGGCGCCACCGACGACGAGTTGCAGCTATTTCTGCACCAATGCCGGCGCACCGGGCTCGACCCGTTCAGCCGCCAGATCCACGCCATCAAACGCTGGGACAGCGACCAGAAACGCGAGGTCATGGCGATGCAAACCAGCATCGACGGGCTGCGCCTCATCGCCGAGCGCACCGGCAATTACACCGGGCAACTCGGCCCGTTCTGGTGCGGTCCGGACGGCGAGTGGCGCGACGTATGGCTCGCCAAGGAACCGCCCGCAGCGGCTCGTGTGGCAGTGCTCTGTCAGCACTTCGCCGAGCCGTGCTCAGCAGTGGCGCGATTCGATTCCTACGCCCAGCGACGCCGCGACGGCGGTCTGGTGCGGCAGTGGGCAACCATGCCGGATGTCATGATCGCCAAATGCGCCGAGGCGCTCGCACTGCGCAAGGCATTCCCGCAAGAGTTGTCCGGCTTGTACAGCGA